TTAATCTGCTTTGCTGCAGTAATACCAGCATTATTTGCTTTCTCATACTTTACTTTCTTTTTATCCCCAAACCCAATGCTTAGTATCCTCATTTTTGTTTTCCTTTCCTACATCTTACTCTTCGAAGTTCAAATCTTTGTTTTTCTTCACATTCCCAATCACCGCATATTACCTTACGTGTATCATTTGTATGGAATTTCTTTCCACACTGTACACAGTATCTTGTGTATTTAAATGCTTTCTCTAATCGTTCAAGGCGCTCTAGCTCTATTTGTTCCTTTGTCTTTCTAGGCTTTACTGGTTTGCCTGCTCTACAATCTGGTCACCATGTGCTATGACTATCTGGTGTAAATAACCTATCACATCTATGACACTTTCTTTGCATCTCTTATCCTCCTAGTTTTTTTCTTCTTTTTCACGTTCTTTTCTTGAGTGTTCTCTATACCATTTTCTAACTAAACCCCATTCTTCTTCTTCATATGGTTGTACGCACTCTTTGATAACATATTTCTTTATCTTACTTGTATTCACTTCTATAACTTGGTTCGTTTCACCCCACCTATTACAAATAGCTAGCCAGCTTATTTTCTCTATATGATCATTAACAATTGGCTTTAACGATTTAAAAGGTTTCTTGTACATGGCTAATTCATGCTTGCCATATATCTGTGTCCAGCCACTTACTTTATTATCATCAGCCATTGTTATATTTAGCCTTACCCATAAATCTAATTTCATTTTTAATCCCTCACAGTACAGCTATATCCTTTTAGCTTTCTCATTCTGTGTCTAATGGTTCTTACATTATCTCTAATGTATTTACACGCATCATTCTGTATGTTCTTTTGCTCGTTGTATTTATCTAACTGCACTCTCCATTGAATGTAGCTTTCACATTTACTGTGGCACCCTACTTCTCTAAATTGGCACTCCCTGCATGGTGGTTTCATAATAACTCCTTGCCCATTGATTAAATACTTTGTTCCCCTTTAATGTATCTCTTCGTATTCTTGCTTTTATCAATGCATCAGATGATACAAATACATAACCCCAATGTGGGATGAACACTTTTCTAACTTCCTTTGACCGTCCTTTTACAATATGATCATGTGCTTTCATTAGGTTTCTAAATCTATCATTCATGCTCATATCCCTCTAATCTATTGCCTATTACTTTTACTTTCCCATTATTCAATACAAATGCTAAGTCAAAATCTAATACCGCATCACGTTGTGTGGTGTCCTGCTGGTTAATTGCCTTGCATCTCCATTGGTATTTATCAACACTGTAATATACTTCCCCTACCATTGGTGTGTCTTGTATTGATTTGCAATCAAACTCTATATGGTCCTTTTCGTATATCCTTTGCCCTAGCGTGTCTTTTGCTTCGCTTCCTCTACAAAGTGTTCCGTCTTCGATTGGTACCCATGCATATGTATCATTTTCTACCGCTAATAGTCTTATTTGTGAGTAGCTTTGCTTTATTTCATCACTGCTTACCCATTCTGACCTGTTCACGTTCTTTCGTAGGCCTTTATATACTAATGGCTTCATGCTACCTCCTCACACACTGCATTGATACCTAGCTTCTTTAGTAACTCGTGTATCATCAATCTTCCTTTTTGTGTCCAGCGTGTAGATGCTTTGCACTCCAATCTTCCGTCTGTAGTCATGTATGTGTGTGTCTTAGTCTTTGTATATCCCTTACGCATTAAGTCACTATACAAAATCCATTGACCGTTTACGCTGCGTTGGATGTGTGCATCATGTAGTATTTTGTTTAATGCTTTAGCGCTTAATCCATAGTCTGCAGCAATCTGTGTTACTGTCATTGCATTTGTACTGCTTAAAATTTTGTCCACATAATCAACCTTTGGCTCATATTCCGCTATTTGTTGTTTCTGTTGCTCAATAATAGCCTTTGATTGATTGTGCGCTTCTACTTCATCTGCATACAATCTCAATGCTTCTGGCAGTGTCTTTGGAATATGTAGATCATAGCTTCCTGTTTTCCTAATTTGTGGAAGTACTTCGCTAGTTACCCAGCGTTTAAATTTCTTTGCACTTGGCATCTTTGATTTCAATATCAAGGAATATAGTCCAGACTCATTGATTAAATATGTTTCCCTCTTTTGGCCTGTGTCGGCAATTTGCCAACGCAGCTTATCTTCTTCATCAATATGTTTTCTGATTGCATCTGCAGTATCTTTATATCCAAGTGCAGTTGCTACGCTCTTGGCCACAAAGTACACTTCATTTTCAATAATGATAGTTCTTAGTTCCCCAAACTCATTACTGTTAAATAGTGTTGTTACATTGTTCATAACTTCGCCCCCTAGTTTTAGGTAAGGGCGGATATACCGCCCACCTATTTTATTTGCTTACCGCATCAAGTCTTGCTGTTAATTCTGCAATTTGTGCTTTCATAGCTTCAATTTCTCCGTCACGTTTTGCTTGTGGTTCATATTCACTATGTTTACCAAATTTGAAAGATGCGCTTACGTTGTACATGTTTTCACTTCCAAATGTACCTGCAATGCCAAGTAATACTTTTTCATTTGGTCTGTAGTATGCACCTAATGCCACTGCATTTGCATTTTTATAGTGACCATATGCTACAGATGTGCTAAATTTATCATCTTTGTTAAATCCCATTGGATGTAGTCCAGCTAATGCAGCTGCACTTGCACCTACTTTATTAATTCGTCCGTCCAATTGCTTAATGTCTGCTTTTAAATTTGTTAATGTGTTGCTTGCTTGATGTTCTAACTTATCAATGCGTTCTTCATGATTTTTCAATACACGATCATTAGCCTTGATAGCATTTTTATTATTTGCAATGTCCGCATCATGTTTTGCAATACGTTGTGTGTTATTTTTAATTGCATCCTTATGATTTGCTAGTGTGTTATGTACTGCAGTATTGAATTGTTGTTGTGCATCTAGTGCTTTATCAATATCTTCACCCATTGTATTAATGGCATCATATGCAGCATGTAGCTGTGAACCATTTACTGCATCAGTGGAAGATGCATCCACTCTGCCTGCTGCAACATTCTGTACTTGGCGAACATAGTTTTTTACTCCGCCAAAGCCTGCACGTTGTTTACTACCTACACTCACTACTGATGTTGCATCTGTACCAGCAAATACATATGTTGTATTGTTTACCATTGCTTGTAGTTGATTTACCGCATCATCAGTTACACTGTTTGTTCCTAGTGCAACGCTATTTGGCTTGTCCGCCACAAGGTTATTGCCAATGCCTACCGCATCAATTGAAGTTACTTCTGCATGAGTGCCTAGCGCCATTGCTCCTTGGCCCCCTACTTTGCTATTTGCACCAATCACTGTTTGCTCTTGGCTGTTATCTACGCTTGTATTGTTATATCCAATGAATGTGCTTTGACCAGCGTTGATAGTGCCATTGTTTGCACCAATGATTACATTGTTATCACCTACTACATTATTATTTCTGCCTAGTACAATTGTGCTTGTGCCACTTACTGTTGTATTAACTCCAAGTGCTGCACTGTTATAGCCTGTTACTGTTGGTTGTGTTGTATTTGGCTCTGTAGGTCCTACAACTAGATCACTTGCATATGCACCATTAACTACTGCGCTTAATACCATTACTGCTAACATTACTTTTTTCATTGTTTTCTACCTCGTTTTGTTTTAATTCCTAATTTTTTACAAATATTTCTAATTAAGCTTTGACTTACTTCTAATTCTTCTGCTATTTTCCTTTGGCTTAGTCCTCTGTCAATCAATGGCTGTAACACATCTGCATTTATTTGTTCCTTTAATCCCAATACTTTTAATGCATTTCGCTTATCCATTGCACCGTACACTACCGCACCTAGTGCCAACCAATTTATGCAATTCATCGGAACACCTGCCATGCTTGTGTTTTGCATGTTGCCCTCCTATTTTGCATAAATCTTTGTAGGACTATATGCAGGGCAATCTTCACATTCTTCTTTTTTCAGCCAATGTAAAGTGCCTGCTGTTTTGCCTTTGAATACTTTAATTGATGTCTTCCCTTTGGGGCATGATGCTTTTACCCATAGCGCACCGCTTTTTGCTGGTCCAAATGAGTGGCTACATATCTTTCTTGGTCTACCTCTTCGCATTTACTTCCTCCTAGAATGGAATATGTTCATCATCGTCTACAAACCCATTTTCAAAATTGCTTGGTGTACTTTCATTCTCTTTCAAGCCATATGTAAGGACTTTGGCCACAATCTCTGTAATGTATCTTTTCCCTCCGTCTTTTTCATATGATCTAGTTCTTAGCTCACCATTTACTGATACAAAATCACCTTTCTTTAATCCACTGTATTTTTCCGCATCAACCCAGCATACAATGTTGTGATATTGTGTACTCTGTTGCTCATTCACATATTTATTTGTTGCCATTCTAAATGTAAGTACTGGCTTTCCTGTTTTTGTGTATCGTAGTTCTGCATCCGCTACTACATTACCGCTTAAAAATACCTCATTTACGTTTATCATTTAATTCTTCCTCCCATTTTTCACATTCTTTACTAATTACGCATAATGCCATTATTGTTACTCCTAGCATTGCCCCTATCACAATGCCTATCCCTAGTAGTGCCATGTTTTACCTCCTCAATTCTTATCAATCTGTAAAATCTATAAGGATAACCTTCATCAGATACAGACTCAACTACACTATCTGTTTCCACGTAATAGCCTTTTGGCGGTTGGATGTAATCTCTCCATTCGCTTGGCTTCAATATTTCTGTTTTTACTTTTGGCTTTTCTAAATTTTTGCTACTATTCCACCTGCGCTTAAATGCATCTTCTTTATCTGAATAGCAAGCACTCCTTTTTTCTTTCACAAAGTAGCTCGCCAATCTTACTGCATCTTCGGCTCTTCCTTGATATAGCATCAACTTATGCATGCCATGTGGCCAAAGTTCATTCAGTTCATCCGAATATAGTTCTGCATTATTGATGATCATGTGGAAATGTATTCTTTTTTTTCCCTCCGCTATGTAAATGTATTTCAATTCTTTATCCATTTTTTTATATCTACGTTTAAGCCGTCTTATAAAATTCTGAATGTTTTTCTTTGCATCTTCCCATGTAGCAGGCTGTTCTTTGTAAGTTAATGTGATATAACAATCATTTGTAGTGAAGTTATTATCAATCAACATACGCAGCATTGCTTCTGCTTGTTTTTCATTTTGTTTTTTCTGTGCTTCTGGTGTGATGCTTTTCTTTTTTACACGTTTGCCATTCTTTCTATAGGTTCTTGATGTGTGATAATCAAGTACCTCTATCATATTTTTAGATATGACTTTTTTACGCTTCCTCATCGTAATTACTCCCCATGGTCGATTTGTTAATATGTTATATCTAGTTAATAAGAAAAGCCTTGGAATAAGCTTTCCCCTAGTCTTTTATGCCCATGTGTGATATAATTACGTTAGGTTTGGTGCGTAATTACGTGCCTGAAAGGGCTACTTTAATCGGTAGCCTTTTCTTTTTGCCTAGGATAATTGCAATGCATGTCACCTTGTTCAATCTCTAAATATTGACATGCATCGCAATGTTCCATACATATAATTCCTTTAGCCTGTCTACAGTGTATGTAGGCATGGCTTTTTTTATTGCACTCATCACATATGCTGCAGTGTTTACTCATTACAAGTCACCACATCAAGCAATATCCCTCTTGTTCTCTCTGCTAGATAGAACGTATATTCCTTAATTGGTCCTTTCCCTGTAACTCGCATTTCATAACTACCTGCTTTACGCTTCAAAAATATGGCGCATCCATTGGCCAATATTGTGAAGTCCATACTATTGGCTTTGTTATTTACAGTTATGCTTTTAATACAGTCCTTAATAATTTCAGCTTCTTCTTTAGTGAACTTTAAATATCTTATTAGTAGATCCATTGCTTATCACCTCCTTAACCCTGCCTAACATCCAAATTGTGATGCCAGTTGTTATTGTTAAAACTATATTGATTAATATTTGCCAGCCTTCTGCTTGCTCAATTCCTCCATATAGTCCTAACCCTAATATCCCTAAGCACCATTGCACGGTTGTAATTAGATTTATAATGTTCATCTTTTATGCCCCCTTTAGCCACTTCATGTGCTGCCCTTTCATCCATGCTTCAAATTTATCTACATGTACCAGCGTTTGTTGTGGTCCTAGTTGCATACAGATTTCATTAAATCTACCTTCATTGCGGATCATATCTATTCTTCTATAGATATACATTTTGCTCCGTCCCCATATCTTAGCTAGTGTGCTAATAGGAACATACTTTGGTTGAACACTTTCCATTACTACACATTCCTTTCTGTTTAATCTTCTTGTTCTAATTTGCTGAAATCTACTTTTATGTTGTATCCGTCTTTTCTTGCTGAATTAATTGCAACCACTAAATCATTTAACTTATTGCTTATATTCTTCATATGCATCTGCATCGGATGAGTAAAATTAATTTTTATTGTTCCTGCCATTCTTATTTCTTTCATTTATATTTCCCCTACTATATGAGCTTCTTTCATGCTATACTCATCTCAAAAGGAGGTGATTATAATGTCTGGTGTTTATCGAACTGCACAAATTTGTAAAAACGGACATGTTATTACATCTAATACTAATTACACTGCGCACCTATCTAATTTCTGTCCTGAATGTAGAGCTGAGACTATTTCTGCTTGTCCAGAATGTAATACCCCTATTCGTGGTCAATATGATGTTCCTGGTGTTTTTGGTGTTTCAACCTATACACCACCTAAATACTGCCATCATTGTGGACATCCATTCCCTTGGACTGAAAGCACTTTAAAATCAATTTCAGAACTCTTAGATATGCAAGATCAGTTAACTGAAGATGAAAAACAACATTTTATGTCTTATTTACCAATCATCTTTGATGAAACTCCTCAAGCAGAAGTAACCGCTTTAAAACTAAGATTATTGTTTAATAAATTACCTTCTGAAATCGGTAGTTTAGCCAAAAATGTTATTACTGATGTTATATCTGAAAGCATCAAGAAAATTCTTTTCCCTTGATACTATCAATAAATAAAACAAAATTGTTGTTATTTGTTGACATAAATTGACCAGAAGAAAGCGCCCCCATTGTTGGATTCGCTTTAGCATCTTCGACGATTGCCGCTTGTTTTTGAAT